CAATTAGAAGCATTGGGTTGAGAGGTAGTTCCAGAGTGGAATACTCAACCCAAGCAGAAAGAGAGGACAGAATGGCATTAAAATATTGCCAAAGTCATAAGTGCCATACTTACGACACAAAGGACAGGAAACGAGGTTCCAAAGGAAACCGAAAAAATCAGACCAGAAGAAGATCAGATTTCTACTATGGTGGTGGAAATTTTTGCTCATTGAATTGTTATAATGATTGGGCAGACGATTTTATGAATAGGGCTATTGATAATGTTTCTGGAAGATTACACGAACCACTAACAATGAGTGAAGAAAATGCGTGGCGAAAATCAAGAAGATATCGTTGGAATTCTGGCGAATATACTTTTGATTATTTCTGGCATAATGCTTGTACTGGGGAAGATAGACAGATAACCCAAGAGCAATTTGAAAATGAAATTATGCCAACATAAGTTTCATCTGTCCTTGATGATTTCCTAGTTTAGAATTATTCTAAACTAGGAAAAATTTTTTTGGTTTTTTTTTGGGTGGGCCCCCGCCCTAAAGTCTCAAGCTATGGGTGGGCCCCCGCCCCTAAGCCACAAGCTGTGGATAACTTTTATTTTTTATTTGACGTCTGGGATTATGTAGGATATACCTGTAGCTGGTCCCAGTTACACTTAGCCGGACCAAAAAACGGAAAAGTGAAAGTTATAACAGCTGGCGAGTCATTAGCTCAACCAGGGTCGACGGATCCTGAACGCGTGCACCGCCAGCATAACAATGAGAGGAAAGTATGAAAGTAAAAGAAATTAAAAAAGGTGATAAGATTTTACACAGTCACTTAGGAACACAGCCGCCAGTGTCTGGTGTTGTGATGGAGAGTCCGGTTCAGGGCCGGGGCGTGCGCAGCACGATCCTGGTTGACGTTAAAGGGTCCGAGGTAGGATTATTTGACGAGACCGGCAGCATCTATACCAGCGAGATCCTGAAAGTATTCCGGGATGATAACTGGTTACCAGTTGAACAGTAAGAGCGCAAGCGGGCCCGGGGTGGGCCCGCCCGTAAAGCATCAAGCTGCAAGCTGTCAAGATTCAGGACCAGTTGACAAGCTCACAAGCTTAGAGTATAAGATTTTATAGGAGGATATATGCTAAAAAAAGAAGCAAGAAAAATAACCGGCGGGCTGTCGAAGCCGTCGAAGATGCCAGGACCAGCGCACAACCTGCCGGCCGTGGCGTGTAAGACTGGCGCTAAGCTGGTGAAGGTCCCGGGCTCAGTGTGCGCGGGCTGTTATGCATTGAAGGGTCGATATAGATTCAAGAATGTTCAGGACGCATTGCAACGCCGGCTGGCAGCATTGGAGGACCCGCGCTGGGTTGCTGCGATGGTAACACTGATCAAGGGCCAGGACTGGTTCAGGTGGCATGACTCCGGAGATATCCAGAGCCTGGAGCATTTAAATAAAATTTTTGAAGTGTGCAAGCTCACACCCGGCACCCAGCATTGGATGCCAACACGTGAAGCGCAATTTTTAAAAGAAATAGATCCGGCCACAGTTCCGCCTAATTTAATCATTAGAATGTCTTCACACATGATAGGACAGGGACCAGTTAAGCAATGGCCCTGGACGTCCACAGTATCAACAGCCCCTGAAGCTCGAACCTGCCCGGCCCCGGATCAGTCGAACGAGTGCGGCAGCTGCAGACAGTGCTGGGACAGGTCCACACCTAACGTGTGTTACGGTAAACACTAAACATGACACACGTTTTCAAACATCCAAAATTTTATGAAGCGCTCAGGAAGGAAGAGCGCAAGCTCACAAGCGCTCAAGCTCCAGGCAGCAAGCGTCCAAGCCTTCCCTCAAAGGCTCAAGCTTCAAGCCTGAAGTCACAAGCTCCAGGATCCGAGCACCAGGGTACAAGCGTACAAGCTGGGGATCCGGGGAACAAGCCACAAGAATAAATGTATTCAAATTATGTTTCATGTGAAAGCTAATTTGGTGGGGTGAAAAGCGTATTTTGTTAACCGATGTTAACTTCAATTCTACTGTAAAAAAGTTGCCAGAAGGAGCATAGCCCAATAGATCAGGAGTACCAAATAAAGCCCGGTTTTCCAGCCTAGTCCATATAATTTTACTTTTAATTGCTTTAAGCTCACGCCACAAATCCTTCTCTAATTTTATCAAGTTAACCTCAGTAGTTAATTAGAGCTTGCCTATGATCTTTGGCATCTTCCAAGTACCACCTCTTTTAATTCCTTTTAGATTTAAAATGTGAGTGTCTCTATCACCAATCATTCTAGTTTCCAACAACTGAATTTCATAGAGGTCATGTTTTTCTCCATTAGGTAATTCTATCTGGACTCTAGCTTGTTGAGCTGCAGGTGATATTAAAAACTTGTCTAAATACTGTCTTAATTCTTTTGCTTTCATATATTGTGTTTATATAAGATATTATGTATAAAGCAAGCATGAGTCAAGAAATTGTCAAAAAGAAGGCAGCTTACCCTACAGAGCTTACAGAAATGCAGAGAAGATTCTGTGAGTATTTAATCATGAATGAGGGTAGAACTACCAGAACTGAAGCAGCTATCCACGCTGGATACAGCCCCAAGTCTGCAACACAAGAAGCAGCAGGACTGATGCAGAATCCTAAGATTCAAAAGTATTTACAGCATAGATCAAATGAAGTTAACAGAGCATTTACTGTGACTAAAAACAATTATGTTAGACGTCAACAAGTATTATCTCAGGCATTGGTAGACTCTGGTAAGATAAAAGATGCAGCACCATTTGAACAATTAATAGGTAAAGCTACTGGTCAATTCGTAGAAACACACCTACATGGCAACTTAAATGACATGGCTAAACAAGAAAAACTTGACGAAATAAAAAGGTTGAAGACTTTACAACAAGAACGTCTTAAGATATCGTCAGACTAATAATTTAGTCAACTTAACTACACACCCTTTCGGGAAAACATTCCTATCAGAAAATGAAACATCTTTATCTTCATATGAAGCGAACGTCCAAATACATTTGGAAGTCTTTTTGTATATGTATGCATGTGTTATCATTTTGCTGCATTCGAATTTATCAAATTCTTCGGCTGATGCATGCCCCGCATCACCAGTTATATCAATCCACTCTATCCGATAAAAATAATAAGTCTTCGGACCAATCTTAACGTGTCTGTATTTTGATTTCTTCTTTTTAGGCATACTCCGGTATACCCCTTTCACAATGATTTTTGAATTTAAAAATGTGAATCATATGTGCGCGTCCCTTATTTTGTTGGTATTGCTAGCTTTTTGAACTTTTGTATCTTTTGTAACCAATTGTATCCTGCTCTAAGATACAAATTTGAGCGAATAAGTGTTGGTATATAACACTTCTGGAATTTGTACCAATTGTAACCACTTTTAAAAAATATTTTTTTTATTTTTTGTTTTTGTTTTGAAAAGGGTATACAAAGGGTACAAATGAAATTAGCCAATGATTTACTATACTTTTTGATCATTTTTTGTATCTTGACCCTTTGGATCTCGGGTACAATTTTGGTGATATTGATCGCATTTGCGCAAGAATGCATGTTGATAGCGTACGAATTCACGTCCAGACACCTCAAACTTCTGAAACATAAAATCTTTGGTGCACATTAGAATGATTCCAGACTGTATCTTGGTACCATAAACATAATTATGGGCCATACAATATGCCCCCAGCTGCTCAAAGTAGTCCTCAATCCACTCCCGTCGCTTTGGTTTATTTGATTGCTTGAAGTCTATGATAGCCGGTTGGCCGTTATAGATTCCTACAACGTCTGTTGCTCCTGCATATAGTCCTGGATAGTATAACGTCACCTCCTGTCCCCATACCTCTTCCAGGTCCTTGAGCCCTGATTCTATAATCTTGGTTGCCATAGTCTCTGCCTGCACGCCCAGCGGTGTCAGGTCCTTGTGCCCCGAGCCGTCAATGTATGCCTCTAAAAAACGGTGCATTGCCGTGCCACGCTCGGCTGCCAAGTCTCGCGCTATGTCTGCGGTCTTCGGACCAAGGCGCTGTCTCCATGCTTCTAGAGATGCTTTCTTCTCGTCCGACTGGCACGCGGAAAGGATCGTCGTCACCGACGGAAGCTTCTCCTCGCGAATATCATAGTGTCGTTTACCACCAACCAATGTACGCATTGATCTAGGATAGTCGTATAATTTATTAAATTTAAAAACCATTTCTGTCTTCTATCTCCTTCAATTCTTCGTCGCTAAGTTCTACTTCATCTAATAATTCTGCAGTGCTCTTCGTATCAAAAGGATCCTCTGGTTTTTTCTTACCAAAGATTCTCTCAAAGTTCTTACGATAATTATCATCTGCCGGTCTCGATCTACCGTCCCATGGTCTATCTTTTTTTTCTGTAGCCATAACCTTTCTCCCTGTTACCATATAGTTTAGTCCATGACCAACTGGTCAGCATTGTTGACCAATGATACAATAATTCCAGTAAATACTTAATCATTTACACCTCCTCTTCGATCTAAAACCATATTTTTTATTATACTTTTTGTTACTAATTGTCTTCATTTTTCATCCATTTCTTATACCATTTTAAATTAACTACGTTGTCTTTGTATCTTGCGTTAGGTACTTCATCTAACACTTCTTTCGTATCTAAATTAACAAACACAAGTTCAACACCTAACTTAGACTGTTCTGCTGTTGGAACCCTGTTAACCTTCCAACCGTTTTTTGTTCGTAAACTCAATGCTTTAACGTCAACTAGCATAATATTTCCGTCCTTATCCATCACCGCCATGTCAACTGGACCGTGCTGAGATATATTATTAAAAACATAGAATCCTTTTTCAATAAAGAACTCCTGGGCAATCAATTCAGCTCGATCACCCTTGATGTGTTTACCACAACGCATTTATTTTTTTATTTGTTCTGAGTTTACAATCGTAGCTTCTGCATGTCTCTTAAGTTGATTCAACTGTACAGAGTCAGCAACATTACCAGACACAGATATTCTAGTTACATCAGAATAAAACGGTGCAACGTAATGCTTCATCCACGCAGGAAATATAAACATATCTCCTTCTTTAGGAAGTATAGATTGATAGGTAATAGCCTGTCTGTTTCCATCTCCATAAAGAAAAGATAAACTTCCAGGTCCACCAGATTTACCTTTATATTCTTCTTGTTCTTTTCTTATCTCCCCTGGTATCTTTAAAAAGATTACAAAAGATAATTGATCCGAATGATCGTGAGGTGGATTGAACTCATGTTGTTTCATATAATTAACCCATAATGCAGTTAGCATATACTCTGGTTTACGTTCGTACGGATCTGATTTCCATTTCTGAAAAGCAACATCATAGATACCCAGACATTGTGCAATTTCAGGTAAATAATCTTCTTTCTTTTTATATTCATATTCACCTTTAATTATTCCTGCAAGTTTATCTGTGTAGTCTAGGTTTTCTTTTCTAGCTTCTTCTGCACCCGTTAATAATTTATTTCTAAAATTATCAGATATCTTTAATTGGCAGACACAAGGTCCCCAATTAAGAACACCATACGTTACTTTTTCTTCAGTCTGAGTTGGTATCTTTGTTTCAGTCATGGTTTCCTTTTATTATTTTATAGTTGTCATACTCTTCTTGAATACGTTCAACATCTTTGTTTAAACTTATTTTGTCTGTTTCAAGAGTTAATATGGCCTTACCTGCTTTACGACATTGTCGTTGCAAGTATTCTTTTTGTTTCTTCAACGCTTCGTTTTCGTCTCTGTACTTTCTCACTTCTTCATACAAAGCAACTTTCTCAGCTTTCAGAGTCTCTATCTGATACCCTGAGTCTTTTGTGTTTTCTGTCATTGTATTCTATGTATCCCGTCTTTATCGATAACAATTCCATCGACATCTTCTGGGTATACTTCTCCTTCCGAATCGCATACACCACACTGAGCGGTGACCTCTTCTTTCGCCAACCTATAAGGTACTCTAATGAATCCATTTCCTTTGCATGTTGGACAAATTATTTTATTTTTCTTTGACTTTTCCATTTAGTTTCCTCGCTTTCTCATTTACTAAAATACTAATAGTTTGTGATCTACTTAAAACTGTATCTGGTTGTATTACTTTTCTTATCTTATCAATGAGATCATATGTTTTGTGACTCAGTGATACATTTTTATATTTAGTTATATCGGTCATGTGATATACTCCTTTCTTGTTTTAACATAATATGGGATTTATCTCATACATTACAATAGGTGTCAATGAAATTTTTACTAACTGTTTACATTTGTTCTGCAATGAGTGGAGAATGTTATACTAATCCAGCTTATCCAAAACTATTTGATGATCATCACGACTGCATTCGTGCAGGACTGACTGAGTCTTATGAGATAATATATGCAGAAGGTAATTTTACTAAAGAAGATATAAATAACAATCAGTTATACCCTAAGTTTACTTGTATACCTCATGAAGATGAAGGTAAAATAGAAACATAATTCATATCAACCCCCCTGGTTTCCGTGCACGTACTCCCAGGAGAGCAAAGGCTCCACACCTCCACAGTTACTTACTGCTTCTTAGGTTACCGTACAGGGAATAGCGCGAGGCGTTATATGGACGGAGGTCCTTTTCATCATCGTTATCTACACATACAACCGAAAAAGTTTCCACTTCCATCGTTCATAATATGTAGATTTAATTCATCTACATAACCGGTTAGTTTTAATCTAAGTATATCACAAAGCTCAAAACAATCTACTTCACCCGTTATTACAATACCCTCTAACAATTTTTTTGTTACTGGTATTAATTGGTATAGGCCATCATTTAGAATAATTAATTCCATTTATTCTTTCATGTCCATTCCAACTCTTGTACCATAAGAAATAATTTTCTTGATCCCTGGTCCCTGTAACTCGATACTTGCATAAGGTCTCCATGCTTTCTTAATCAAATTTAATTCTAATACAAGGTTAGACCACTGCTTCTGTGTTATATCTTTACCTACTATAGTTATTTTTTTCATAATCACCTTTCTATCTTTCTATATAGTATGTTATGGGATGTTTGTCAACGCCCTTGTCGATTATATTTTTTATAGCTTCTTTTCTTATGTTTATTCATACTAGAAAACTTAGGTTTTTTTCTCTGAGTTATACTAGTTTTTTTAGGTATTCTTTCGTGAGGTAATTTATTAGTATCAAACTTTATACGAGCCATTATTCAATCCACTCTTTTACAAAAGGCACACCACCATCATCACGTGTTGTTATCACAGGTAAGTAAGTTATCTTTCCATTTACATGTTGCTGTAGATCTGCACCACAATTCATGCATCTATATAATTCAGGTGTTAATCCAACTAACATAGTTAACTCGGTGCATGTAGGGCATTCACCATTTACAATCTCTGCAGATACTTTCATTAATCTAATATTAACTTCTTTATAGATAAAGATCCATCGATATTTTTTTCGAGCTCAGCCATCGACTTTATGCACTGGTACTGAACTTGTTTTTTCGTATCACGCATTGCGACACGTTTGCCTTTTAAGCATTGAGACATCGACTCTTGTATTCTGTGTTCCTTGATCTCTCCGTTGACAATCATAAGAAGAGCCACTATCATTTCTGTCATAAAATTTTACCTTTGTTTTCCCCTTCTTTGATAACATATTTTTGTGTACCATGCTTGCCAATTTCTACTTCTTTTTTCAATTCTTTTGCTAATTTTGCAGCTTTATTTTCTTTATTTATCTGCGCGATATGATCTAAAACTTTTCTATTAATGCGTCCCGTTGCCATTTTGTCTTACCTTATCCTTAAGTGTTTCAATGTCAGCCAAAGCTTTATCTAATTGTTCTCTTAAAAATTCTATGTTGACTTTGTTAGTCATATTCATCTCTTGAGTTTCTTCCATTTTCTCGACACTTTTATAAAGATCCTCAATTAAAAAATGTTGCTCCTGGTCCGTGGGCACTTGTTCAGATTTTTTTAATAAATCATTTTCAAACAATTCACGTGATGTCTCTAACGATACCAACCTCGCCGTCAGCTCCGTATAAGCGAAGACGCCCATTGCGACGAGCACGATCAGGCTAGCTACCGTCTTCATCGGCATCTGCACGCGTGCCTCTTCTCCGATGTTTAATGGTTTATTTGCCATTTCTTCTTTTTTTCATCTTATCCCTAAAATTTTGTCTCTTAGGTGTAAATAATTTTCCCATCCACGCAAATAAATTATCTAGCGCTGAAAAACATCTATATATAAATCTATCAATCATTTAGGCACGTACCCTGGTTCCACAAAAAGAGCCATTATGACAAGTAATATAATTAATATTCCGGTGAAATAATAATTCATTCCTGGCCACCTCTATTGTCATAACTAGAATATAACGGCCCCTAACACAAAACCAACTGCAGCACAGATTATCTCTGTTCTGTAGTGTAATTGCCAGACCATAAATTTTTCTTTGTATTTATTTATCATTGTCTTCCTCCAAGTTTCTCAACTGATAGTCATAACTGCCTTCTTCATGTTCATCAGTTATCCATTTAGCTGAGTTTTCTACGGAGTATATCTTACTTGTAACAAGTCTGTTAATCAAGTTTTTTGATGGGTCTACACCCATTGATGCATCAAACATTTTAAGCCTATTATTAGGCTGTATTGCAAAGTTTCCATCCTCTAATTGCAGTACATGACCGCATTTATGCTGGTCCGGTTTCTCTGCATAACCAAAATTTAACTCATTGAAGTCACCTGCGCACCAGTCAATAGTAAATAAATATTTGCCTTTACGTTTTACTTTACGTCTTGATGTGTATTGCATTGTTGCACCAGCTAACTCATAAAAAGTTGTGACGCTTACGTTATAGCTAAAGCTGTCCCACATAACTAATTCATCCAGTGGTAATTCTTTTACACCTGGTTTAGTACAGAAAGCTGAGATAGGTGCTCGCCACCATAGACCCCCATCTTCCATTAGGAAATGAAACAAAGGTACTCTGTTTGGTATAGAACTAAAACCAAATACACCTACTTCAAAATATTTATCGTGTGAATCTTTTTGATCTCTTAAGTAATTACCTCTGACATAACATTCTATGACAGGTATGTTTGCATTTAAATAAGCCATTAACTATTTATTTCCCCCCAATTTTCTCCCCATTCATAATCAACTTTGTTTGGTACTTCCAGACTAACAGCATGTTCCATAATTTCAATTATCTTTTTTGCCTGTGCGTCATTCTCTATTGATAGATCTAATTCATCGTGTATTTGAATATGCGGTATAATTCCTTCTTTATATAATTCTAACATAGATTTTTTTGTCATGTCTGCTGCACTACCTTGAATTAATTTGTTCAATGCTTTATAAGTATATGCTCTTTTTATCCCTGGTCCGTGTTCCGCCAACGCATCTTCATGTGTCATAGCTTTATGCATACCGAAACTGTTTGGTTCCCACAAGTGAAACCTACATAGTCTGCCAAGTAAAGTTCTTATCTGGCCTCTGTCTTGCGCTCTGTTAGATGCTTTGTCCATTAGTTGTTTTACAAACGGTACTTTTGCGTGATACGTATTAAATAAATCTGCAGCTTTGTCTTTACTAACACCTAACTCTGCTTGTAGTTTAGCTTTACCCATACCATAAAATAATCCTAGGTTAATTGTTTTAGCTTGTGTTCTTGGTATCTCTGCCATGTCTGCTACAGTTTGGTGAAAGTCTGCGTTAGGATCTGATTCATAAGAATCAACTACATCATACACTGATGGTAGTTTATATAATGCTGCGTAGTGTACAACAAGACGAGGCTCTTGTTGTGAATAGTCAAAGACTCCCCACTTACAACCTTCTTCTGGTATAAATAAAGATCTTATTTTAGGACCTAAGTCTTTGTTACGTGCAGGTATCTGTTGTAGATTTGGATTCTGGTAGGAGAACCTACCAGTAACCGTGCCACCCCCAGCGTTTCTTAATTGATTTATCTCTGCGTGAATTCTACCTTTGTGTTCGTATCTAAGAATAGAATCTATAAAAGTTGTATGCGCTTTGTTTACTTCTCTTGCCTTTGCAATCATATTTACAACAGGGTGCTTGTGTTCTTGTAAAAAGTTTTTTGTAAATGATGGTGCTTGTGTTTTTTCTGTTCTTTCAAATGGTATTTTTAAATTTTCAAATACATCTGCTATACTACTTGCCGCCCATATCTGTGGACGTACATTAGTTTCTTTTTCAATTGCATTTAATAAACCATTCTCTTCATTGATTAATTCTTTTTTTAGTGAGTGTGCTCTCTCTACATCTACACGTACACCTTTGAATCTCATGTCAACCAGACATGGAAATAAATCTGTTTCTAACTCCATAATAGATTGTAGGTCTTGTGCTATAATTTCTTTTTTCATCTCTTGCCACAAACCATACGTTGCTTCTGCATCTCTTTCAGCATAGCTACCAACATTTAGTGATGGCAGTTTATACATTTCAGATTTTGGATCTATACCCCACTCAGCTGCTGCCTCCGCAAGTGCTGCTTCGTTTTTACCAAAACCTAAATACTTCCATGACAAACTATTGAGATCATATCTAAATCTATTTTCATCAGTCACAGCTGCCGCTATCATTGTGTCAACAATCATACCATTAATTGTTAGACCCATAGCTCTTATCCAACACACATCATACATTGCATTGTGAAATATTTTTGTAGAATCTGTTTTAAGAATATCTTGAAACCATTCTAAAACTTTATTACGATCCATGTTACCACCACCTTCATGTGCAATAGGAAAGTATCCTTTGTAATGTGCAGTTGCTACAGCTATTCCTATAACTTCTCCATTACCTATTATAGATCCAGATCCCTTTTTAATTAAGTCTGGGTCTTTTGTCTCTAAGTCAATTGCAATTTCGTCAACCTGTCTTAGGTCAGGAAATTCTTTAGGTATAACCCATTCTGTTTGTGCGCTAAAGGTAGGTATCTTCATTTTGTTTCCTTTTGATATACGTGGTTAATTTGTATTTGTTTTGTTAGTTTATCTTTGTTGCTAAATGCATACAAAGCAGCGTTGTAGTTGTGTGGAAATATTTCCCAGTCAACTAGTCGTGGATATATTTCTAAATTAAATTTATGTTTATCTATTTTAATAGTTTTTCTAATTACACTTCTTTTCATATCAAGTAACACAAAACTAATAGACACGTAAACAAACCCATGTAATGTGGTATGTGGTTATTTGGTTCCATAGTCCCTTTCTTTTATCATTTCTAAATAATGTATTGCTTTATCTATATCTTCTATTCCCCCTTTGCGAGAATGTCTGCATATGTATTTTATAGCATTCCCTTCTGCAAAAAGCAATTTGTTCTTGTTTATAAACTCTGCCGGCTGTATTTCCATATACATGTAATGAGTTCCCGAAACTTGTTTATGTAATGCTTTCGATGTCATAACCTTTGTCCTCCTGTTTAGCTGTCATTATATATAAATTTTGTTTTGTACGTGTAACTCCAACGTACCAAACTCTGTGCTCTTCATCGTGTTTGTCTTCGCTCTTGTCCACTGCTTCTCTTATTTTTTTTGTGTTATCTAAAATAATTAAAACATTTGTTGCTTCCCCACCTTTTGCTGCATGTATTGTAGACAGCTTTACTCTTGCAGGTTTAGATAGTTGTTCTTCACCACGTAGCATTTCTCTAATGTACAAACATTCTTCGTAGTCTTGTGTAAACACTTCATACCAATCATGTGATTTTAAATGATCAAACTCTGATAGATCATACATTCTTTCTTCTGTAGGAAAAGGATCTGGACTTTGTCCTGTCTGTTCTAAAACATCTTTTACTTCAGATAGAGATAATAAATCTCCTTGTTGCCATCTTGTGTAATGTTTTACTGCTGTATACAATCTTGTCTTATAACTCTTTCTACCTTTTAATTCAAAGTAAATAGCCATATCTTTTAAAACAGATTTTAATTTATTTAATTTGTCATTAGTTCTAGATAAAATTAACCAATCACCTTCATACAAAGGTGCATCTTCTATTGCCGTTATATGTTCCACGGTCCCTGATTCCGGACGCGGTGCCCATGTTTTTTTAATACGCCTATCATCTGGTATGCGACTTAGTATTTGATCGGCAACAAATTGCACTTGTTGTGGCACCCTGTAAGATTGTGGCAAAACTATGTTTTTTGCAGGCTCATCTTGAAATCGTTGTACATCTGCACCTGCCCAACCATAAATGGCTTGATCATCATCACCGGCTAGTATAACATGTTTAGAGTTTTTCTTAAGTATATCGTACATTTTCCACTGTATTGGCGATAAATCTTGCGCTTCATCTATAAATATTACATCATATTTCGGACACAATTCGGCCACATTAAATTTTTCGATCATGTCGGTAAAGTCTACTAGACCATAAGCTTGTTTATAATTTTCTACTTCTTCTTTTAAAATTTGTAATAGATGTTTGTCTATGTCTTCTGAATACATGTCGGTGTTGTATTCTTCTTCTACAGTTACATTCTTTATTCTTGCTGCATTAATTATATTAAAGTATTCACTATCGGAATCTACAAAACCTGTCTTCTCTTCACCGTTAGAATAAACAGTAACTTCTATTCCTAATTTACGGCCTATGTCCTGGTAGTGCTCGTCTTGCATTACATTACTTTTCTTCATACCTAGTTGTGTAAAGGCCAGTGAGTGTAGGGTTCTAAAATATTTTAAATCTTTTCTACTAAAAGCTGTGTGGTAGTCTAACATTCTATCAATAGCTTCGTTTGCTGCTTTAGTTGTGAATGCAAAATATCCTATCTTATCAATAGGTGTACCTAATTTAACAAATGTTTTTACATACTTAATAAGTTTAGTTGTCTTACCTGTACCTGGTGGACCTAAGATTTTTCTAACAGCTTTCATTTCTTTTGTCCTTTTATTATATGTTTTATTAAAGTAGTTGTAGGATTAAATTTATCATCAATGTATGAACAACCTGTTAGGAGTGTTAAAATTATTAAATACTTCGCCACTACATTATCTCCGTGTTGTGTTTTATTTTTGTGTGATTAATTTTTATATCTTTGAATTGTTCTATACTTATGCAAACTATGTTCTTCGTAGGGGTATTGTATTTATTTTTTACTGTGCTTGGATATCTTTTTTGTTCTAAAAATTGTATGTCACAATGTTTGTAATTAGTTTTCATCATAACACCTGTTTTGTCTTCACCATGTTTCCAGTTCTTAGATTTTAGTTTGTCATAAAATTTATCAAACTTAAAGTATGCGTAACCATCTTCTACTAATACTGTGCCAGATTTAAATGATGCATCGTTCATAGCTTTAGGTCCATTTATTTTTGCATGCAATACATCATGTAATTTTTCTCTCGGTGATGTACCTACTGGTGGATTAATTATTTTTTGTGTTTGAAACAAAGCTTCTAAAACTGTTTGATCTTCTGGTGCTTTTATAATTGGTGGTGGAAACCCTGCAGCTTTTGCTATTGAGTTTCTACGTTTACGTTGGTCTGTTACATGTTCAATTGTTTTACAATGCACTGTTGCCTTACCAATACCATCTGGTTTAGTAACATCAAATTCATATTCTGGATCTGGTTCTATATCTATCTTTCTTAAGTTTGTTAATACAGGATACTGTCCTTTTGATCCTGCCAGTATACCAAATTTCTTTTTAACACAGATACCCTTTTTACAAAAATCACTAATAGGACTTTGATTACAGGTGTAACCTTTTTCTGATCTGTTCCACGATCTTGTTTTTTGTTTTAATTTATTATCATCCCATGCGTTAGCGTGTTCTCTTGCAAAGTATTTTACTGGTGCATTTTTTACTTTCTGTTCCCAATTGTCTGGGTATTTCATTTTAACAAACACATGGTAGTTATACATAAATCTGTCCTTACCATCAAAATTAGATTGATTAGATATTTTAGATATCAATCCAAGACAAGGAGGTCCTTCAACAAAATCTTCATCTACACCTTCCATAGATTGTTTTTCCATATCTTCTGTAATAGTTTTTAATTCATCTGCACTGGTTGTATTTGCATCTACAACTTTTATAAATTGTTCTAATGTAAAAAATGTACCATCAATATTAACAGCACGTCTTTCTCCGCCATAGTATGGTAGATTTATAAATTGTCCTGGTTTTAAAACCCCTGTTTCCGGATCCTTTGTTAGTTGTGTTTGTTTAGGAAATATTTCACAGTCTGGTTTAAGATTAAATATAGGTAGTAGGTTACTTAAGAATGATACAATAACTGTTGATTGTACAAATTCATTCATAAACAAATATAAATGTAGTCCACCGCTCTTAGACTCAACCGGCACCAATGGTAGTTTATATTCTTGAATAGTTTCTAAATAAAATTTTTTGTCAAAGTCTTCATATTGTTTAGGATCTACATCTATGACTCCAAATACAGCAGTCCCTTTTTCATTGGTAGGCTGTATGCCAACAGATATGTTTCCGTTTAAATGTTCTTGATAAATTGCGTCAGTAAATTCTTCATAGTTCCATCTGTATACAGGTTTCTTCTTACCACTTTCTGGATCAATAATGGCGTTAGTCCAATCTGCGATACCATACGCATGTCTATAGCCATTAAATATCTTTATATATTCTTGCATAATTATCCTGTCTACATGGGCCACTCAGTCTCCCAATTGGCCCATGCTGTGCACTTATTCTCTTAGAGAATTATATAATGCTTTTACTTTCCGCTGGTTTTTCTTCACCATGCTTCGCTTTCACTGCACCTTTAGAGATGTTTTCAGAAAACGATTTAGCTTGTTGATAAAGACTTGCGTCAGTAATAGGACCAACTTTACTTACTTCCCAACCAAACCAAGTGCCTTTGTCGTTTGACATTTGGGTAGTCTTTAGTTTGTAAATGTGGCTAAAAGATGCCGGTGTATATAAACCGTTTTTACCTTTTAGTTTTATGCCCGACATCATTGAATTCCATTTTCTACTAATTTTTAATTGAGTAGATTTCATAGAGATCAACGCAGTCGATGGACTGTCTCCATTTATAATCACAAAATGCGATGCAGTCTTTTCGATATAGTTACCGTTTGGTAACCTATCTTTATAGTTTGCATCTGCTTTTGTTTTGGACATGATATCAGAAGATGAATCATAGATTGCAACTGGTGCACCTGGTCCGTCTCCTCTATCTTTCCATTCGATGTACTCGAGTTTATAAAATGCAGGAATGACATCTAAGCCTTTCACTCCATCATACAACTCTCCAGTCACGGAATTAAAAATCATTCCGGGTTCTGCACCTTCAACATACTTACCATCACGTTTATTAACTTCTGGTGAAAGCTGTCCTAGGATTTTAAGAAAAGGTAAGGCAAGATCATCTTGACCTATTGAACCTAAACCTTTTGCTGCATCTTCTTCAAACATATTAGCTGGAAGAGGAGCAGACTTTTTTTCTGTTACTTCATTCATGGTTATTTATTCCTTGTTATTTTTGTTCTGTTGCTCGTGAACAGGTTAAATAAGTCAGAAGGCATATCGAGTCCAGCCTCAACACGCTCTCTGACTAGTGCTTTAAGTGTCATTGGTTCAACCTTTAGTTTCTGGATAGGTTCATACCCTTGACCTTGCGCAAGGACAGCATATTGCTGTGCCTTGTTATCTTCGGAACGTCCAAAAGCAACGGTTACCTCATTTTTGATAAGGTCACCCAGTCCGTTCTCACGAAGCCATTCGTATGCTTCTTCCTTTTTATCTGCAGGTATAGAAGCACCGTAGACAGGTTTAACTTCTACTGAAGTCCCGTCTGATAATTTTAATGTAGAGATATTCATTTCTTGCATCATAGTAGGTATTACCTCTGATGATACTAATTCTACTTTTCTTTTCATCTCTTTGTATTCTTGTTCTTTAACTAAAAGCTCTGCTTCTAGTTCTTGTAGTCTCACTACTTGCTGAGAAAGTTTTTTGGCATCATTAGCACCATCCAACTCTTCTCTTTTTTCTTGTTCAAAGTCAATCGACATTGATTTCTCCTTTCTCGTATAAGTTAATTTTTAAAGGGTAGTAAACTCTTTCTTGTCTATCCCATTTCAACAAATTAAATTTGCCGTTAGTAATATCAGAAACAATAGAACATGCAATTCCAATTATAGCAGGATCACCTGTTAATAATAAATAGTCCTCTGGAGTATAGTCCTTTAAAAGTTTTTTTAATTTAAAAACTAATGGTCCAGGAGAAAATATTATTTGAGAAAATTCTGGTAATAAAAAATGAAAGTCACCATACTCTCTTGCACTCATAATATTTATTTTAGGAGTGCCGGCTTTGGTTCCAGGCAATTCTTGTATTACGTAAACTTTTCTTCTTTCTAACATTGACAAACAATATAGGATGTTCTATATAGATGTCAACTAGAAAGAATAAAAAATATGAGATATAAATTTAAGACAGAGCCTTACGCTCACCAGTTAAAAGCATTAGAGTTATCATGGGATAAATCTTACTTTGCTTATTTTATGGAAATGGGTACCGGTAAATCAAAAGTGTTAATTGATAACATTGCTATGTTGTATGACACTGGAAAAATAAATGGTGTTCTAATTGTGGCACCAAAAGGTGTATATAAAAACTGGTATGATGGTGAAATACCTGACCACCTACCTGATCACATAGACCATACTTCTGTATTATGGCAATCTATGATTAATAAAAAACAACAGACAGAATTAGATAAACTATTTGCACCTGGAGAAGATCTTCATATTTTAATTATGAATGTAGAAGCCTTCTCTACTAAAAAAGGTGTAGAGTTTGCAGCTAAGTTTTTAAGATGCCATAGAACTATGATGGCCATTGATGAGTCTACTACAATTAAAAACCCAGACGCAAAACGTACTAAACATATTTGTACACTAGGTGAGTATGCAGGATATAAAAGAATATTAACAGGATCTCCTGTAACTAAATCACCATTAGATTTATATAAACAATGTGAGTTTCTTAAAAAAGAATTATTAGGTCACTCTTCTTATTATACATTTAGAACAAGATATGCTGTTATGAAAACAGCAAACTTTGGTGGTAGGTCAGTACAAATTGTAACTGGCTATCAACATTTACCAGAACTATCAGAAAAATTAAAATCTTTTTCATACCGTGTCTTGAAAGAAGATTGTTTAGATTTACCTGCTAAAACATTTGTAAAACGTTTAGTTACTTTAACACCTGATCAAAAGAAACTTTATCTACAAATGAAAAATTTAGCACTTGCTCAAATGGATGGTAAGATGATGACAACCTCTACAGTAATGACGCAATTAATGCGACTACAACAAATAACTTGTGGTCACTTTACAGCTGATGATGGGACTATAAAAGATCTAGACTCAAACAGATTGTCAGAGCTTATGAATGTATTAGAAGAAGTAGAAGGTAAAGTTGTTATATGGGCTCATTGGCAACGTGATGTACATAGGATTATCCAGGAGATACATAAAAAATATGGCGAAAATAGTTTTGTAGATTACTATGGATTAACTCCAATGAGTGAGCGTCAAACCAATATCAATAAGTTTCAAGATCCAAACTCACCGGTCAGATTTTTTGTAGGAACTACTCAGACAGGTGGTTATGGAATTACATTAACTGCTGCATCTACTATGGTATATTATTCTAATGGCTATGATCTTGAAAAAAGACAACAATCAGAAGCTAGAATAGATCGTATTGGTCAAAACTTTCCGATGACTTATATAGATATTTATTGTGAAGATACCGTTGATGCTAGAATTGTAAAAGCTCTTAAGAAAAAAGTAAACATTGCTAGTCAAATTATGGGCGAAGAATTAAAAGCTTGGATCTAAACCAAATCTTTTGCTTTTCCCATTACAGGTTTGTATTTAGTTTTACCTTCAGATCTATAAGCGTGTAAGAAAGATGCACGTCTACCTTCCGGTATCCAGCTGCAGTGGATCCAGCCCGAGTTAGGTTCGCCGGGCGTGTAGTATTCGAGAATCAATTGATCTGGTTCAAGATTATTTTTAATCCAATCAAAAAGTTCAGCGTTGTCGACGCCAACACATTCAAAATCCGCCGCCTCAGCTTTCGCATGTTGTGATCTGGCCGAGCTGCCGATGGCTTCACATAACTCTATGGACCTGTATCCCGATGTTACTTTGACTCTGCCGAAATGGTCACGTACTGGCTGTAAAATATTTTCACATAAACCTTTTAATTTTTCTACTTGTTCTGCATTAGGATTATTATTAATCCCTTTACGGATTGCTGTATCCGATTTAATTAATTCCTGAAGTGTAAAGTTACGAGATAAGTTCATTAGTTTGCGATCAAAGCAAAGATAACATAGGCCATACCTGAAATCAATGCACCAGTAGATACCAATAATATACTTTCCACCCTATTTATTTGATTTTCAAGCTTATGTATCTTGTCATGAGTTTGCTTCTGCATAATTCTGCAAAGCTTTTCATGATCTTCTATTTTTTGTAATGCGTTTTTTGCCATATTATCCTCGCCCAAACAGTATTTCTAATTTCTGTTGTGTTGTCAAGTTATTAAAATTACCACCTTGTACTTGTGCTGATACAGCTTCTGCATTAATACTAGGTAAATTAAGTGTTGTAGGACCCAGTGGCGTGTCTTCAAGAATAGGTCGTAATGGGTTTTCAAATACAGGAAACTCAGGTAGTGTTAAACTTACGTCTGAAAATTTACTTTCTAAATCTGCAATAACGTCGGCAGCTCTGTCATAAGGATTTGAAACCCCCATCTTTTCTGCGTTTTGTTGAAAAGCATTATATACTGCATCAGAAATACTATATGGTCTAAATATATTTTCATCGATTGCACTAACTTCTGCACTAGAAATTCTATCTAACGATCCATAAAAATTTTCTTCAGAAATGTTTAATAATCTTGCTGCATCCATGTCACCTTTTAAAGTTTTCTTTACATCAAACATTGCACGATTAGCATTTATATATGCATCAACAATTTCTGTCGGATCTATTGGTCCACCTTTTAATGCAACTCTAGTAAATAAACTTCTTGAATCTCTTATACCTTTTTGAAAATTAGCAACTTTAAAATTCATTGCTCTGCCAGGGTTTACATTAACAGCTCTAAAACCAAACAGTCCTTGAAACTCATCACCAAATTCAAACTCTTGACCATACTCATCAAACTTACCTTTAGTAATTACATCAACAGATTCTATAGATCTGTCTAATCTTTTTAATTGATCAACAGAAAAAGGCATTTGTGCTTTTACTAGGTGTGAAAATATTTTACTAGCTTTGTCACCGTCTGTGTCTTCAGGATTAAATATTTGAAAACCTTCTCTAGTTCTACCACCTCTTGCAATAATATCTAATACTGCTTCTGTCCAAATAGATTCTGAAATAAATGGTTGACCAAACTCTGACATAGCTGTGAACATACCTTTTACAAAATCGTCCATAATACCATCTTGATCTGTTCTACCATCCTGAACGGCGTTAACTACTGATTGTAGTGGTCTAATTAATGTGTCGTATGCATTAGCATGACTAAAGTCTATGTATTTAAAACTACCGTCTTCTTGTTTTATAGGTAGCAAAGTAGAGTTTTTAGACCATTGGGCTGCAAACCTACGGATAGCCTCTCTTTCCTCGTCTGTGACGTCGTATAGGGCCTGAAATGCTGCTGTTGTAGCTACTGGTATGGCTGCAACTGTAGTCGTAAATCCCATTAATCTAGTGTAGCCTATTGCTTCCATAGGTTTTACCACTGTGCCATCAGCTAAAGTTATAGTTTCGTTTATTTCTCTTAATGCTCGTCTTACAATATTTGTACCTGTTCTAGCTATCTCTGCTGGAAATGATACAAAGTTACCAATAGGTAGTTTTCTTAAACCTTTTACAAAATCAGATACATAATCGTAATTAGGTATATTGTTTCTTACAATGTCAGCTGCTTCTTCTTTTAAAAATTTTTCATCAAGTCTTACGTCAACACCATTACGTTTAAAAAACTGTCCTCTTGTTACACCAATCTTTTCGTATGCTTTTTCTAATCTAGATTTTTCTACAGCCCAAGAATATATTTTCCAAAAGTCATCTTCAGCTGTATATAAATCTTGTGATACAGATTTTAATTTTGATAAAGGTTTTAATAATAATCTCATACCTTTGTCAGATGTCATAGTCTCACCAAAGTTTACATCTTGTAATAGTCTTGATAGATCTCCAAGTCTTACGTTTGAGTTTACAACACCTAATTCTAATAGTTCTTGATATAAATCATTTTGTTGCCTTGTGCCTTTAAGTGGTGTTTGTAATGCTTGATAAGCTTGTTTAATTGCTTGTCCATCTATCGCTGGTATAATACCATTTGCAGCTGCAAACGCACCTGCACTTACAAAGTTTCTTAAGTGTGTTACTGGTGATAAAATTGTTTTAGCAATCTGTGATGTGGCTTTAGGATACAACACTAAACTTTCATATAGTCTACCTAATATACCTGAGCTTTGTGTGTTTAAAGATGTAGCTTTCATAGCTTCAGCAACACCTGGTCTTGCAAAGAAAGGTTTTGCAATATCACCAAACGGATTACTTGCACCCGATGCAATGTTTACGTTTAAAGTTTGTGCAGGATCAATTACTTCTATTCTTTGAAAGTCATCACCAAAGAAAGCTCTTGCCTCTGCTTCTGATCTAGCAAACATAGGTTGTGGAACAGTAGTTTTATCTGTAGCATTTCTAAAGTTAGCAACAACTTCATCATTCTTTTTAATTAAATCATCATAAAATAAATTACGTCTTGTAATTAAAGATAACTTAGCCATACCACCTATCATTGTTTGCATAGGATTTTTTTGTTTACCAAACAGATCATCAAATACTTTTCTATCTGCTTCCGATGCAACATCTCTAATTGATATTCTAGGTACACCACCTCTTTTAACTGCATCATCTAATGCAGTTCTGTTTACAAAAAAGTCTGGTATGTTAAATAGTGCGTCAGAAGGTTTGTCCATTCTTAAACCTTTTGGTAATCCAGAAGTTTTTAATACGTTGTTTACAATTTGCTCTGCTTCTAGATCTGTAAGATCTTTACCTGCTTCTTTTGCACTTGCCCTAAATAAATCTTTAGCATTAGTTATTGCTTCTGCTGAAGGCTTATATCTCATCCATGGTAAAATACTTTTATCTTGAAAAATGTCGTATGTAGAACCAAGGTAGTTTTTAAACTTACCACCAAATAATTGTTTAAAAGATTGTATGTCTTGTGCATCTAGTGACCCACCAAGTTTAGAAAATAACGCAGACCATTTACTTCTCATAACAGATAGACCACCAAGAATAGATTTTTCTAATTCTTCTGCGGCTTGTGGGTTAGGTGCAAATTTTCTAATGCCATCTTTAACTCTTTGTTTAGCTGCTGCATCTATCTCTCCAAAAGCTGCAACACCATCATCACCAAGTCTTGCTTCTCCTGATAACAACGCATCGTTTACATCACCTAAAAATTTTGTTCTTTCTTTTGCAGATTGTTTGTTAAATACAGTACGCATAGGTGGAAATAATTTATCTATATCTACATCAAGTTCTCTTGATAAGTTTCTTGCAACGTTTGCATCAGCTGCTTGTGCTCCAATAGATTGTCTTTCTATATCAAAAAACTCTTGAGTCTTACCGCTACGTGCTCTAAATTTTTCTGCAACTTTATCAATCCATCTATCCAAAGAAGAATTAGCTGTGTCTAATCCCTTGTTTCTGTTTGTTATTTTTTTAATAACTGCACCTGTACCACCTAGGATACCTGTAAATAATGCACCCTCTGTACCAAATTTAATTCTGTTTAATATCTCTCTTGTTGCATCTGGGTCCGTATCGCTTCTATCTATTTTAGTTGGGCCACCAATAAGATCACCAAACGTACCAATAGCTTCTGCATCACCAACAAATACACCTTCTGCTAAACCACCACCCAATGCACCAGCAACAAATTGTCTACCTTTACCTTTAGCTGTAAGTTCTAATGCTTCATCAGCTGCATTAATTAAATTTTTATTTCCTAGTCTAACGTATTTATTATTCTTAGCTGCAAGCATAGCAGCTTTAGATAAACCTGATGCACTTTTAAATGCAATACCACCAGGGATACCTATGTTTACTAATGCTTCTGTAATTTTACCGGCAGCTGTTGCTTCTGCTTTTTCATCAAACTCTGTAAGGTCATCAAAGAATGCTTCAACTCTAGCTGCTTTACCGCTGTTAACACCAAGGTCCATAAGACTTGCACCTAAAGAAAAGAAACCTTTTGGTATAGCAATTAAACCTGACGCTACACCAGCTAGCATAGATTCAAATGTACCTACTTTGTTGTTAGATTCTGTTTGGTTTACGTATGCTGAATAATCAAAATTAGATGCCATGAGTTATTACTCCACAGCTATGACTACGTTATCTTTAATTTTTACGATTTTATCACCTACTGTATAGGTTCCATCAGGTACATCTTTGTCTTTAATTGTTGCGTTAGTCCATTCTGTAACAATTGTAACTTCGTCAACTGCACCACTCTTCTCTTTTATGTCTGCTTTAATTTCATTAAAATCAGATTTAGTAATAATATTTCCTCTAAAAGTATTTCCTGTATTTTCTGAATATTCTGCAGCTGCTAGGTCTATACCACTTTGTCCTTTATTATCTTTTCCATAACCAGCTTTTAAAGTATTGAAACTAGGGTTTAATTTTGCTTCGCTCTCTGCTATTTTAGCTCTTTTATAGTCTGCATCTAACTTAGTATTTGGATCAGACGCTTTAATATCTTTTTCAATCTCACCTTTAAGTATAAGTGTATCAATTGCTTCTTTAGTTCTAGATGGTTTATCAAATGCTTTGCTAGTTGATTGTATTATTTTATTAATTAAACTACCAGACTTAAGATCTTTTTTGAAATCACCAGACTCATTAATAGCTTGGCTGGCTGCAATCAAAGAATCATACGCAGCGGTTTTGTTCATACCTTTAATGTCCATGATGTCTCTGTATCTTTGAACATTTTTCTTACGTAATTCTTCTTTAGACAATGTTGGTTTTGAATCAGGTAATGGTTTTCTTGGATCTCCTATCATTGCTTCGTCACCAGTAAACTGCCTGCCTTGACCTTCTAATAATTCAGCTGCATTAGGTGGTGGTGGAACTTCTTTACCATCTTTAAAAAATTTACCGCCGACATATATTAAACCTCCTCCAACTGTTAATGGAGATGAAGCTAAATATTTAGCGCCTTTGTAAGTACCTCTTCCAATTTTACCGGCAATTCCTGTGCTGCCTGCAATTAATCTACCTTCTGGTGAATCTATAAAATATTTTGCAACTTTGTTAGGTTCAAAAACTTGTTTAACAGGAGTAAAAGGAGCTGTATTTTTTGAAGCGGCTAGTTTTGTACCAACATCTTTTACAAATTTTCTACTTCCAAATAAACCTTGAAGAGCTCTAGCACCTCTGATTGCAAGAGGAGCTAATCTTGCCAGTCCCATACCTGCACCAATAACAGCAGGTACAACGTGGTTTGTTCTACCATCTGGTCCTTTAGGATAAATTGGGTTACCTACAAGCGCTACTCTACTTGGTCCTTCGTTATTAGCCATAGACCCACCATCTTTTTTTGGTTCCCTGATGCCTGACATAACACCCTCTTTGATAGGGCCGCCGTATCTAAACATTGGTCTGTTCAATGGTTTCATAATTACCTACTTAAATATTTTTCCGTACAATCCACCAATACCTAACGCTGTACTAAGTGCTGATTGAAAAGGACTTGGAGCTGCTTGATCTTGATATTGTTGTCCTGATACACCACCCAATAAACCTGTTAATGTATTTCCGTATTGTGATAATCTTCCGTAAGGTTCATAAGCTCCAGTTTGTGCTGCCTGTCGATCAGCAGATAAGAAAGCTTGAGCTTGACCTTGTCTTAATGCACCAAGAGATCCTAATGCAGAAACGTCTTGACCCATACCTGTTCTACCAAAATCAGATAAACCAAACTGTTGATTCATTTGATTTCCATATGCACCAGCTAGTCCTTGTTGCGCGGCTGCAATAGAACCCTGGTTCATAAAATTTTGTTGTGCTAATTGATTTGCTTGATTAAAACCTTGTGACAATAATTGTGCCTGAAGAGCTGCTCTGTCGCCCAATACGTCTGATTGGTATTGACCCAGTTGTGCACCTTCTCTACCACCACCAAAATTACCTGAAGCTACAGCTGCATCTCTAATTTGTTGTGCACCTGCTTGACTTTGTTTGTCATACTCTGCAAGTGTTGCATCAATTACTTGTGTTTGATAAGGGGACATAAATGATTGGTAAGCTTGTGGTCCTGTTAAAGCACCTAGTCCACCAATTGTTGATGCTGATTGTCCCAGAGCCCCGGCCCCTGCTGCTTGTGCAGTTTGTGCTGCTTGCAAGAACGGTTGATAAGACCCAACACCTTGTTGTGCAAGATTGATAGCTTGTGTTTGTAACGGGTCTTCACCTGCAACAAAACTTCTACCTGTAAATTTTGATGTGTCTATTGGTGCAGAGTATGTGGCTTTCGCCTGATCTGCAAAATCTTTTACCGCCGGTTCTAAATATTCTTGTACTGACATTATACTATCCTTGATTGTAACATTTGTTGTTGTTCATACATTGCTTGTGCTCCTTCCAAACCTTGTGACTCTTGAGAAATCTCACCGCCCTGTTCTAAATTATTCATTAAATTTTCCATAACTTCTGCGCCTTTATCGATATCTCCGCCTCCAGCATTTCTAACAGCATCTGCTGTAAATACAAATTCATTTTTTGATAATCTAGCAGGTACGTCATCAGCTCTTTCTTTTCTACCAAGCTCTACAAAACCACCTGTATTTCTATAATCTTTTTCTTTGCCACCCATATCAAGTAAAGGCATTACTTCTTCTGCAACTTCAGTTTCCATAATCCCACCTTCTTGTGCTCCTACTCTTACCGGTACTCCACCTGATCTATAATCAAATTTATTGTAACCTGCAGGTGTTGTGTATCCTGGAACTGTAGAATCTGGTACCGGTCCACCGGCTAGTAAACCTATTCTACCACCATCAGCTGCCATTTGAACTGCTTCTGGTTGTTCCATACCTGCACCTTCTGGTGCTTGCATTACTGCTTTTACAAATTGTTCAAAAGATAAATTTCCACCTTTGTTTTTGTATTTAACATATTCCATCATAAGCATTTGTTCTGCTTGAGCTTGACCTGCGTTGCCACCCATATTTAAAAATGTTTTTGGTGGTCTTATTCTTTGACCAGCACCAGTTCTTATAAATTCTTCTTCGTCGTCTTCTTCAACCATCAAGCCATCAGCATAACCTGCACGACCACCGTCAGCTGCATAAAAATTTTGCATTACATATTCTTTTTTTGGCATAAAATCTAAACCAGCACCTGCATCACCTTTACCACTATAAAAATTTTTAGCACGTTGAACTTGAAACCTTGGGTCCATAACTTCTACATCTTCTTCTACTTCTTCATCACCACCACTCATTAAAAATGGTAAAGCTGTTAAAGCTGCACCACCAGTAAGAAACGCTCTCTTACCAGAAAATTCTCCGGCTTTTCCAAAGAGACCACCGCCTCCACCAAAAATACCACCGTCAGAACCTAAGAACAATTTACCGGCACCACCCATGATATTTTTTAATCCAAAGTTTTTCATTCCACCACCTGCTAACTGTGATAAAAACTTACCTTTTCCTGCAGCACCTAAAGCACCTAAACCATATGCTCCAGCACCTAATAAAGCTAGTTTACCTATAGGACTTTTAACAACTTTCTTTACAGCACGACCAGCTTTCTTTACAAGTTTACCTAAGAAATAACCTTGTCTAGGGTCTTGTAGGGAACCTAATCCACCTTGCATTTGTTGTGGTTGTTGCATTCTAGATATAGCCATATTTTTACCTTAATTCCTATGTTTACTTGGTTTTGCTCAGTAAATCAAGAGGCGGCATGATAACATTTACGTCCTGTGCCATGTCTTCATTCTTATATCCCTTGGCTTCCCAGTCTTTTCTTTCCTTAAAAAGCTCGCCTGTTTGCTTGTGTCTATACGTAGTCTCTACTTTAGCTTCTTTTATTTCCATTAATCTAATCTCTCCTTTTTGATATTTAGATAACTAATAGCAATATCGAACGAATCGGCAGTGCTAGATGTTATTTTTAGGGTAGTATCACCCTCTACTATTAACGGTTGAGTTAATAATTCTTGTGTCACGTTGGCTGTTAAAGCTGCTGTTTTAATTGTTGTAATATCATTATTTGCAACAGTCACGGTCGGTGTGCCTGCAGAAGTGACTTTAATAGATTTAACAATATATGTTTCATTTATCAACGGGTTTTGTTTTGAAACCCCTTCTACAGTAGAAGTTCCAAATATAGTCTGTGCTGCAGTAGATGTTATATTATCTACTCCAAAAAATTTATATATGTTAGATACTGTCATTATTCTAAAAAGAAACTTTTAGCTTCTATCTCCTGTTTAATTTCTTCTTGAAATGAAGTATTTAATTTTGTTATTACTGAATCTAAATCTCTAACTAAAGATTGTAAATTTTCTTGACTATATTCACGATTAGCTTTGGTTAATGAATTTACAATTTTTGCCATTATAATAAACTTACTAGTCCTCCCTTAGCAAGTCCCCAGCCGCCGTCAGTTCTATCGGTTCCTCCAGCTTTTTGACCACCTGATTTAGCTTGTTGTGAACCACCTCCCATTTTAGATGCATCTAATCCACCACCTGGACCATATCCAGCATCAGCGATACCGCCTCCACCACCTTGTGTAGTTGTACTAAACGCATCATCTGCAGTAATACCGAGATCCTTCACAATGTCTTTGTCTTGTTGACCCTGGAGTTCAGCATTCTTGTTAATTAAGTCAGCATACTCTAAATTTTTATTTGTGTAGAAACCAAATTTTTGTCTCAACATTTTAGTCATTTGATTTGCTTTAGCCGCCGCCTCTTCATCATCATCATTTTCGAACAACCCTGTTTCAGGATTAAATGTTGCACCATATTTTTCTGCAAGATCTTTACCTAAAATATCACCAAGTTTTTCTGCCTCTACACCAACTCTTTCTGCATAATTACCAAAACCAGATCTAACATTTAAACCAAATGGATCTTGATTACCTGTATTTTCACCAAATACTGTTGGACCAGTGTAACCCATATTTTGTGCAATGAATGCTTGATCAGGTCTAGATAAGTTATGATAGTTATCCATCCTACCTAAAATTGCTCCCAATATTCCAGGACCTCCTGAACCATATGGTTTATCGTATCCTGATTCTAAAATATCTCTAGCTGATTGTGGTGTTACAAAATCTTGTACTTTACCCATCATAGTCATCTCTTGAGGAATCTTCATGCCAGATCCAATATATTCTCCTGCGTCTGCTCCGGTTAATTGTTGATCTTTCATAGTATTAAAACCTAAAAAAGTATCAGAAGGATTATTAAGTCTTTCTTGTCTAGCCTCTACAATTGATTGAAAATTTCCAACTAAATCACTTGGAGAACCTGGATAATAACTGCCACCGCCGCCACCGCCACTATTCATAAAAGCATTAGTATTTACAATACCTGAATCAGTTACAGGTTCTTGATTTTGAGGTAATTGAAAAGGGTATTTTAAATACTGTTGTTCTGGAATATATTTAAAACCTGCGTCTCGTATCTCTTGGTCAGTAGCCATTATCTTCTTCCTCCTGGTGATATATCTAATCTAAAAGTTCCTAACTTCCAGTCTTCATTTGCACCTGTATTTGCAACTTCTAATGCAATTTGTCGTGCTCTTACTCTTACATCTTTTTTTGTTGTAGAGGAAGTACAATTAAAACTATTGGTAACTTGTGTGCTATTTGGATACAATCTTGTTTTAAATTTAATAGCTGTTGTCCCTGTTTGATCTATAAAATCTGGTATAAATCTGCTTATCCTCATTATGAATTCTCCGTCTCCTCTTAAATCTGGCATACCTACTGTCTGTCCTGTGCTGCTTCTACGTTGTGTAATATCAAAATCACCAGAAGCTATGTTTGCTATTATAGCTGTAACAGCTCCGCCGGCGTCCACTTGATCGGTCCCTGTTTCATGCTCATAGTATGTTGTACAGCCATCGGTATTACCAACAACATCATAAGAACTATTGCTAGATGAATCATAAAAAGTTGCATGTGGTTTACCAAACAAGGCAGAATCTTCCCACGCTGTTCTTGCTAATGTGCCAGTTGTCCAAATAGGTCTATTAGCATTCGAGTCTAGATAGTTATATGTAACTACTTTATTAATTATGTTAGATGCAGAAGTACAATAAAACCAATTAATTTCTCCAAATAAATTATTTAAACCACAGTTTATTAAATCTCTTGCTGTAGTATTAATATCGTCATATACAAAATCTTCTACTAGACAAGGTAATGATTTTAATTGTCCATCATAAGTAAAGAAACCATTTTCTGACATCCAATAAGCTTTACCATCTACTTCTACACAAGCATTCTTACCTATGAGTCCACAGTTTGTACCTACTTGTTGAAAAGAAAAAGTAAAAGGCGCACCAACAAACTGCATTAAAAATAATGCTGTATCAGTCCAAATATAAATAGCGTCCCTACCTTTAATAGCTCCCATAATTCTTGATCCATCGGCCAGTCTCTGTGTACCTGCGGTATTGTTTGCAGTTACAGTATAAGAGTCTGCTTCATCAATACTTTCTTGGTCAGAGAATCTAATAAACATATCGTCTTGAGTAGCACTATTACCTACTGTTGTTTCTGTGCCAAAAAATACTAAGTGTCTATCTGGTGTAGATACTAAGACATGTCGCGACGCCGTAGGTGCGTTAGGTAAAAGAGTTGCTCTGACGTTAACAGCATTTGTTGGAGCTCCATCCCATTCAAAACAAGGACCATTGTAAATAAGTGCTATTAGTTTTTGACCGTAGTTATCTAAAATCCATAATCCAGGGTCAATAGTAAAGTCTTGAGCTGTTGAAGATTCTCCCCATGCAACGAATTCAGAAATATCTGTAACCGTAGTACCTAAAGTATGTGTAGCTGCGGTCGTTCCATTAACTCCTCTTGCCCCTCCACTTAAAGTGTTGGTGCCGGTGTCATTCGATGTGTAACTTATATCTTCATTATCAATTCTAATTTCTCCCGATGATGGAAAAGCTGAAGTGCTGGTTAAAACTATGTTTGTAGTAGTGGTATCAGTTAACGCTGTAGCAAGAGTAGTAGTTGCTGCTCCACTGGTTTGACCGCTCCAGTTACCTGCTCCCCATCCAAAACCACCTAGTTGTTGAGAGGGACCGACATTGTAATAACATAAAACAGAAGCTGACCCACCATTTGTTACAGGAGTTCCTGCCTCTGCAGTGTTCATAGTAATTGTAAATGTAGTTGCACTTGGAACTGAAGCAACCATAAATTTTACATCTTCAAAAGTTGCGTTGGTAAATGTAGATCCGCTTAATCCTGTTACACTATCAAATAAAACAATATCATCTTCTAATAATCCATGAGTCCCGGTGCATGTTACTGTAACAGTCGTAGATGAAGCAGTGCTTGTAAAATTAGCTCCAGTTAAAGTTGTTCGAATAGGATGAATATCATAATACTGACCACCAACATAAACATATAAAATTTTGTTTGTGCCTATGGCAGAATACTTAAGACTGTTATTATTTTCAAATTGATGAATGGCTCTTGCTGCTCCTGTTAGTTTATTTTCACCTAACTGCTCCCAGCCACCTATCTTTTCTGGTGTGCCATATCTAAAACGAACATTGTCACCATCAAACCATTGGCCCTCGGCCCCGGTCTCAGTAACTTGTTTATTGAATCCTGGTAAAAAACCTAGTTTTTGTAGCATAATCTCTACTTATATATGGTTTTTAATTTTTTGGTAGTATTATATTCCAATCTAAATTGGATATCAAATCTTCTAAATGAACTTTTTTGATTTTATTTTCTTTTAAATATTGATGTAATTCTGGAATATCTATTATAATCCATTGATTATTTATATCTACAACCATCTTATCGGCCCTAGTTTTAGTAGAACCTTTTTTCATAAAATTAATTAAAGGCCGTAAATCAAACTTAAATCTTTGATTAGAACGTATTTTTAATACTCCTTCTACGTCCCACAGCTCTTTTTGTTTTTGAATATCTGTTGCAAAGGAAACATCTGTAAGATGTTTTAGAAATTTCATTTAAGTTGGTCTAATAAACACAACCAATTAGGTTGGTTAAAAAAACTATAATTAGAATGAGGGTACTGTTTAGGATTATCCATTTTGGCATAATACTTTTGTGCATTTGATATAGCTAATTTTTTAGCATCTTTCCAAAATTTTTCTTTTCTATTATTTAAATTATAATGAAGGGATATAAAATTAATCGCATCTTCATAAAAATGTTTAATAACACTATTGTATAAATCTATAGAATTCTGGTTGTAATTATTATCTCTAGTAGTTGCCACTAATTGATAAGCTCCTTCCATAGCTAAAGCTAAGCCTGTGCTTTCTAAAGGTTCTATAAATCCACTAGCTAATCCAATTCTTACTACATTATTTTTCCAAAAAGTATTTTTATAATATGGAGTCCAGTTAATTTCTTTGGCTATTTTAGGTCTATTATCCCAATGTTCTAAAAATATTTTTTTAGCTTCTTTAGGTTTTGTAATTGATCTATTAAATATAATACCACTTCCTATTCTACTTCTTACAGGAGTTTTCCAAATCCAACCACATGAAACAGCGTGACATGTAGTGTAGTGTAATCTTTCTGAATCATCTTTATATTCGACTGGACCTGCTATTGCAGTATCACAAATTAATCTGTCTCTTAGATTAACTGTTTTTTCTTTTTGCAGCATAGACCTAAAACCTGTACAATCAATAAATAAGTCAGCTTTTATTTTTTTATTTTCACAAATTAAAGTATCTCCGTCTAATTTAATTACATTATCTTTTACCCAATTAACTTTATCTTTTAATTTTTCTTCAATGTATTTGGCTAATTTTAAACAATCTATATGATAACCTCTTTCATCATTATCATAAAAATCTTCCATACTTCTACCCTCTATAAATGGATGCCATAAATCAGGACTATGTTTTTTATTACCCCAACCAGAAAATAAAATACCTGTTTTAATAGTAGCATCGCAATAATCAAACCATTCTTGATAAGGAAATCCACATGCTTGCATGTATGGTTCAAAATTTAAAATAGTAGCTTCACCAACTCCTATAGGTTTACCGTCAGGTCTATCAACCATTGTAATATCATAATTAGTATGAGCTCTAATATATGCAGCAGCTAGCATGGCAGAAGAACCACCACCAACAATTACTAAATGTTTTATTGCTTTATTTTTCATATTTAAATGCAATAGTATAACGTGTTTTATTTCTAAAACTGGTAGCTCTATGTCTAATTCCACCATCAAAAATTATTATTCTACCAGGTATATTTAATACTTCTTTTATTTCTTCAATGTCTTTTAAATAAAATTGAGTTCCGCCAAGTTCATCTATATTTTCCTCTTTATCATTTGCATAATATAAAGCAGTAATTCCTCCATCAAGACTATCTATATGAAACAAAGGTTTATCTTCAGGTTCAAATTTATTTACATAAGTTCTTACTAAATTTAATCCATCTAACTCTTTAATCATTTTTAAAATATTATTTAATATTTTAAAACTTAAAGTGTTTTTATTTAACTCACAACTCAACCCAATTATTTCAGCACCTTCATAATCAGACTCTCCGTGTTCATAATTTAAATTAGATAATTCTTTATGTATTTCTAATTGAGAATTTTGGTCAATACCATGGTCAAATATTTTTATCATACTTTTTCAATTTTTACATTAGCAACAATACTGATTCTTTCATCTTTCATTACTTGTTTTTGAAAAGGAACCTCATGCATCATCACTGCAGGAAATAATAGTATACTGTCGGGTAAGGGATTGATTGAAAAATATTCAAACATCCATGAATTAATGTATTTATCACTATCCACTAGATCGTATAAGTCTGGTCTTAAAAAATTAAAAAATTTACCAAATGAATTTTGATTACTAAATCTTATAGGAGACGATTCTTTAGGGACTTGAAGATAGTGTACCAAACCAAAATCTGCACCAAGATGCATATGAGGAGTCATAAAAGCATCTTCTTTATTACAAGTGTAATTAATAATTTGTATGTTAATCGCACAATCTTTTTTGATATTAAGATGGTTAACACAAAATGCTTTTAGTTTTTCAATATATATCTTTACTAATTCATCGCTTTGTATTTTTTTAAACCTTTCATCTGTGCATTCATATGAATCATGCCATTTACCAAAACCTGAACCACGTTGTTTAGATATTTTATAGTTATATTTAATATCTTTTATTAACTGTTTTTTATTATAACGTTCAGGATTTATTTCATCTTCAAATACAGGCATACCAAATAATGTACAGTGCTTAAAAGTCATTTAAAAATAATTAACTATAATATTAAATCTACCTTTTGCATTTGTAGTGCTTGTACTAGCATGGGGTTTATCTGTAGCTAAATGTAGAAGTTGGTTTTCTACAGAAGGAACTCTAGTGCCATCTTCTAAAATAGTAAACCCATCACAAGTGTTTAAAGAAAGCAAAGCCCCTTTATGTGGAAACTGATAATCACAATGCATAGGATGTTCTACAATTTTATCTGTTCTATAATAAAAATTAGCTACTACTCTCAATAAAGCTTTTGCTTTTAGTTTCTCTATCAAAGGTTTAATTAAATTAAACTTATCACTATTTATATTATTATTTAAATAAAATGAATGTGTAAAGTAACTATCTAAAGCTGAATTTTCTTGATTTTCATTTAACTTTTCTTTTAAGAACCATGGAAAGAAATTATCATGGATAATATTATTTTTAATATTATTGAAAATTTCCTTCATTAAAAAATCTTGTTCTGTTTTCATTTTATTACCATTCTTATATTACCAGCAATTGTAGACTGACGCTTATTTGGTTTTACAACCATATGTTCTAAATAACTAGGAAATAATACAAATTGATTAGATCTTAATGTAGGTTTATAGACTTCTTTAGAAAAAACAGAAATTGCTCTAGAACTCATATTTTTAAAACACTCTATTATATTTTTAGCTGGGTTTAAAAAAACTGTTTTTGATTCTTCAACATCTTTATAAATTATAAAAGATAAATCCGAACCTGTATGAATGTGTGGTTCTTGGTAGTCTTCAGTCCTATAATTATTTTCCCAAATATTTTTTAATCTTAACTCAAACGTTCCAGAAACAACTTGAGTTAATTCATCGGCAAATGTTTGCAATATAAATTTTATAGTTTTTTTATCTATTATAGAGTCAGGATTATCAACATTATAAGAGCTTGGAGTTTTAGATAACCAAGTATCTTCGGTCTTTATCTTTTTTATGAATTTAATTTTACTAGCATTAATATTACCAATAAATATAGGAATTGAAAAAATATTGATAATCATTTTTATTTCTGTAATTTAAGTAAAAATTATACTATTTTAAGTATAATACAAGTGCTAGTCGTTAATCTTTTCAATCCAACCAGTTGAATTATCAGCTTGATAAGCATCTTCGTCCCAAAGATATGATTTTCCATCTTGTGGTTTTTTTCCAGGAGGATTTGGTGCCTCCCAAATCCAAGAAGAAGTATCTAAAACCCAAGATGCATGTGGTTGTCCATCATAAAATACATCATTAGCAGGATCGTAGTGCCCCTCTATTTTTGCATAGTTTCCTCTGAAAGCTTTGCTTTGATCAGGGTCTACATTAGAGGATTCAAAATCTCCTCCAGGTGTATAGTATATATTACCACTAGTGTTGTATGAAGTTTGTTTCCATACAGCATCTGGTTCGTTATAAAGATTTCTTAAAAAATCAACTCCTAATGATTCTTGCTCATTACCGTTGCTATCAGTAATAACTTCGTCATTAACAACTTCAATTTGAGTTACAATATTATTATTGTCTAATTTTGCAAAATGTGCCATTATGGTGTGTAACTCCCTGATCCGTTAAATGTCATAATAGTGTAATCACCATCTGTTGTAACAGTAGGTGAGCCTGATGTAACTCCTGAATATACATTTGTAAATACTCTTAAAATTCCAACTCCTGATCCTCCAGCTCCTGCACTACGGTTATCAGTTTTTACACCTCCACCGCCTCCGCCTGTATTAGAACTTCCGCCGCCACCAGTTCCAGTTGAACCGCTACCGCCGCCATCACGACCTGAACCTGATCCACCGCCGCCTTGACCAGCTCCACCGCCGCCTCCGCCGCCTCTTCCGACTGAGCTTCCTGTGATAGATGAGTCTGTTCCATGACCACCAGTTGCAGATTGTCCTGTAGATGCACCGCCGCCACCGCCGCCTCCAGAAGTACCTGATCCACCACCTGAACCATCAAAACCTTGACCACTCGAACCTGAACCATTACTTGAACCACGGCCTCCGCCACTTCCTGATCCACCACCGCAGCCACCGCTATTAGCTCCTCTGTTCCAAGAGCCACCGCCGCCTCCGCCAGTGCATGAAACAGTTGAAATACCTGATCCTGAAAGAGATGTAGTTCCACCGTTACCACCTCGAATGTTATCACCCTGTCCAGCTCCACCAGCACCACCAACAGTTACTGTGTAAGTAGTTCCTTCGACTGCTTCTATTACTGATAATGCTGAGTCTCCTCGACCTGAATTTTCTCCTTGTACAGAAGACCTGTAGCCTCCGCCACCGCCTCCGCCGCCATCGTCGGTGCCACCACCGCCTCCGCCAGCGACAAGAACATATTCCATAGTGTAATCTTTTGGTGCTCCTCCAGATCCGAAACCTAATAATCTGTATCCAAACATTCTAACTCCTATTATGCGTCGTTAGCTAAATCAGTAGTGAAGAATAATTTAATTCCTAATAATCTTGAATCAGCATTTAGGTCATCAGCTGATACATCTCTTGACACTTGGAAAAAAACATACTCATCGTCACCAGGTGATCCTGCGATTGTTACTGCTCCACTTTCTGCTGTAACTGCTAAATCGTTTGATGTTCCACTCATAGCTTTTGCTGTTGGTCCAACTGCTGTTCCAAAAGCGGTGTTAAGATCGCCATTATCTGCTAATGCAACACCTTGTAAAACATATGCACTTGTACCTGTATCTGTTGAAGTAGCTGTAAAAAACGCTTGAAAAGTTACTGTGCCTGCATTCCATGATTTAGGAAATGCAACAGCAAACTGTGCAAACTCATCAGAGTCTTTATCAAAATCTAAAACTTTAAGCTCTGGACCATTTGATAATTCTACTTGTGCAGCTTCTGCACCGTTTGTACTGTTAGGGTACATTGCACTTGAAGGCACCCAAATAGTTTCTTTACCTGCAATCTTAATTGCAGCCGTGTTATCTCCAGCATCTACTGCTTGAGCAACACCAGTTCCGTTTGGAGCAATAGTAATATTACCATTAGCTGCATCTGTAATTGTAATTGTTCCAGAGTTTGTTCCTGAATTTGTGTCTAATATTAAATCGTGTGCACCACTTGAAGTTATAGTGGCATTTGCTGCTCCTGTTCCAACTTTAGTTTCACCAGTTCCTTTTGGTATTAAAGCAATGTCTATATTTGAATCATCACCAGTAGCTGATAATGCTGGTGCATTACCTGTAGCAGCATTTGCTATAGTAAATTCGTTTACCGCAGAACCTGTAGCTGTAACTTTTGAAAGTTCATTTCCGTTAGTATCTAAAATTGAAGTTCCAATTTTAGGACTAGTTAAAGTTTTGTTTGTTAAAGTTTGAGTTCCAGTAAGAGTTACATCACCAAAATCTAGAGTGTAAATGTCTGGGTTAGTTCCATCGTTTGCTGTAGCAAACACAAGTTGATCACCTTTATCAGTTGCTGAAAAAGTAAAACTGTCTCCAGATCCTGAAGTATATTTAAATTGTACTGTGTAAGCACCAGATGTTGAATTTCTTAAAAAATAAAAAGTTTGTGCATCTAAAGGAATTGTTACGATTTGGTTTCCAGTAATTGAACCTGTAAACTCAATCATTCTGTGAGACATTACAGCACCAGTTGATCCATCAGAAACTGATAAAGCTGTAGTTTGTGCACCACCTGCTATCGATTGAGCAGTAAAACCACCAGCAATTTGCTCGATGATATTTAAATTAGTATTTGTTTTTGTTCCCCAAGTACCGGCATTTTCACCGGTTGCCATTAATTCTACGCCAAGCGCTGTAAATGTTGATGCCATATTATTTTCTCCTTAATCAATTAAGCAGCATGATTTACATCTGTATAAGATGTATTGCCAGTTATGTCAATATCTTTGTAACCTATTGTTCCAAAGCCAGTTGTACCTATTTCTGCGGTTGCTTCAACCCCTGTTAATCCCATAACATCTTCAGGTGCAATTGATCCAACTGCAGACGTTGCTGATACTCCTGTTAATGGAACGCCTATTTCTGGAATAATAGCTCCAACTGCAGAATTTAAAACAGCTGGTGTATCCACACCATCAAGACCAATTCTAATTATTAATACCTCTGTTACTTCTATTTCTCCAACACTTACTGTTGCTGATTGTCCACTTGGTACATATGCAAATTCTAAATTAATAGAGCCTACACTAGATGTTGCTGATACTCCTGTTAATGGAACACCTATACCAGATACAATTGCTCCAACACTTGCTGTTGCTGATTGTCCACTTGGTACATATGAAAATTCTAAATTAATAGATCCAACATTAGATGTTGCTGCACTAGGTGCAGTTAGTCCTACGACGTCCGCAGGTAACAAAGATCCAACACTTGCTGTTGCTACTGGTAATGCAGTTAATTGAACTAATTTATTAAATGAGTCTCCGTAAGGTTCTTCACCCCAACCATTTCTACCCCAACCAACTAACGTACCGGCATTATCAAAGTCTCCGACTTGAGAAGTCATTTGACTTGGAGCCGTTAAATCTGCAATTGAAAGTTGAGTTGTTGTTAAAGATCCTAATGAAGATGTTAAATTAGTAGGTGCAGTTATAGGAGCTTCTATAAATTGTTCAGCAATTAAAGATCCTAATGATGTGCTTAAACCAGCAGGTGCAGTTAAAGCGACAGCAAAGTTTACACCCCAACCATCATTACCCCATTGAGCTCCACCCCAACCGTTTTGGTTGAAAGCTGTTATAGAACCAACTGAAGTAGTTGCTGATTGACCAGTTAAAGTAATTGTAACAGTATTAGATTGCCAGGAGTTTTCTCCCCAGGCTACTGAAGGACTATCACCACCCCAGATAGATGCCATAAGGATTTACCTCCTTATGCTATTCTAACTATAGCCGTTGTCGCTGCTTTAGCTGGGAATTGAATAGTAAAAGTTCCACTTGAAACTGTTTTGTCTCCACCAAAAGCTACTGCACAAACAGCAGGATCACCTGTTGCAGTGTCATTGTAGATTAAACATCCATTCGCTGTGAATGATGCTGACGTAAAACTAACGTCATCAAAATCAGCACAAGCTGTTGATCCATCTAAAGATGGAGTAATGTTTGTTAAAGCTTTTCCGCCTGCAGTGTAAGCAGATCCAGAAGAGTTAGTGATTTCATTTGATGTAGAGTAAGCAGTAGTTGATGCACTTAGAGTTGCAGAACTTGTATATAATGCAATTTTAAAAGTGTTTCCTGTAGACGCTGTAAAGTTATGAGTCGCAGTCATAAGTTCGTTTTTAAAACTGTTACATATTGCCGATGTTATTGCCATAATTTTTTCTCCTTATTTATGGAGACGGTGACTTAACTGGTATTCTAACTGTTCCGTCAGTATAATCGTCTCGTCTTCGTCTACCCAGTTGCATTCCTGCGAACTGTTGTATTGCATTTTTATACTTATTTTCATACAGTGTCAACATATCTATTGGACCTTTTAAAAATCCATATGCCTCCACCAAACAAGCATACAACAAACCTTGTGGGAAATATGTGCTTAAATAAGTCTCTGAATTTCCATCACTCCCAGAACCTAATCCTGTAGGATATTTATTATAATATACTCTAAACATATAATTTGCGTCAGGTGTAGGAGCTAAATACATACCCCCAGATGTTGTGCTAGATGTGCCAGTTGCCCCACCAAACATAGCATAATATTTAGGAAGACCGGTTACATCTTGTGCAGTCAAATCTCCTTCTGGTCCTGTTAATCTATCTACATATTCTGATAAATAGGTTTGATCTTTTTTCTCTAACCAAGTTCCTTTTCCTTGTGTGTTAGCTGTAGAATCAAAAACTTCTATACCTCTTATAAATAAAGCACCTGCTGGCGCATTAATCGTATTATCATCTGCAACTAAAGTCCCCTCTTGAACTTTTCTATCAGCGTCCATTGGAAGTTCTTGATTGATTCTCATTTCAGCTGCCATGATAATTCCATCTATAATAGTTGTAGATAAAACATCTGAACTTACTTCTGTGTAATCCCTAATCGCATTAGTTAACGTAGTATATGTATATTTTGAAATTCCTGACATAATTATGGTCTATCATTTATGGGTCCAATTGTACATTGAAAACCACCCCCTGTTTCCGTGCTTGATGCAGCGTTAGTTAGTGTAATATTTATACCGTCAAATTGTGTAGTTGTAGATGGTTGACCTGTACCTGGAACCGATGTTTCATTTAAAGAAACAACTTTATAACCACCAAAAACTTTTGCTAAATTAGAATGAGATCCAGCAACTGTAGGTACAGGAGCTGTTCCTCTGTAAGGTGCACTTGTTCCTCTAGTACAGCCTGTTAATTGATTTGTAGATCTTCCTGTATATTTTATAACTTCGTTTCTATATTGTCCTACAAGTAATGGATCACTTGTATCATTAGGAGTTAATACTTTTTCAATTACTATAAATCCAGAAGTTGGAAATTCAGAACCATCTGTTAAGTTAATTGTAGTATCGCTATCTGTTATCGCCCCATTTAAAGTAGTAGACATTTGTAATGTTGAAACTGCTACACCACCTACCGGAGATTTAACATCTCTAAATCTAACAAAATCATTTACTTGTAAAGCACCATTTGGAAAATTAATTTTTAATGTAGTGTTAGATGCAGTTACAAAAGGATTTTCAGGTAAAAAATCTTCTGTTGGAAATTCTGTTCTAGCAGTTCTCGCATGTTGTAAAGCTTGTGGGTCAGCACTTGTTGGTTTAGGATCTAACTGTGGTTGTTTAGGCTCGTACTCTGAAACATGAACCAGGGCACCATTCCATTCTCTAACCATTTCGTTATATGGAAAAGCCATACCAGATCTATCTGAAATCGCTAAAGCATATTTACCTTGTGAAAAAGTTGTCATTAACCAATACCCGGATAATAAATTTTAGGTGAAATATATGTAGAATTAGAAGAACCGTCTTCATCTTCAGCTCTTAACAATTCGTCTTCATATAATAATTTTAATTCTTGAACTCTTGGTGGTGCATATTTTACAGCTAAGTAATATGATAAACCTGCAATCATACACGGCACAAATCTATATGGCACGTCTGTTGCATTTGTATAAGCACCTACATCATCAATTCTTTTTGTGTAATAAAAATTTATAAAATCACCAGCTTGTGAAGTACCTGGTGTTAAATATAAAGTAACAGTTGTTTTATCAATAAATCTTTGAACCCAATATTGTGTGGGTAGACCTTTACTTGTTTTATTAGAAAACCCTTGATATTGCGATCTACTAATTTTTGTCATAGGTGTGTCTACATTTGTAGATGCAACCCTGTAATTTAATTCTTGTATATCAGTCATTCCGTTTGGAAACTGTAGAACAGTATCACCACTGCTGTGTGTAGCAGCTGTGCTTCCGTTAACACCTCTGACACATCCAGTTAAATTTAAACTAGATACACCACTGTAAGTAATTTGTTCATTATTAATTTTTATAGTACCGCCGGTTGTAGGCAGTCCGGTAACTGAAGCAACACCAATAGTTGTTACAGTTGCATTTATACCTGCAGATAAAGTTGTGCTGATACCATCCGAAGTACCGTCGGATGGTGATCTAAAAAATGTATATACTGCTTGACCATCTACTAAAGTTACATTTTGATTTTTAACTTCCCAAAAATGTAATCCTCTATTTCCCCATTCGGAAAATAAAATATTTAAAGATCTTTTAGCAGTTTTTAACTGATAACCAGAAACACTCTGCATACCAATACGTTCGTATGCATCTTCAATAATCTCATCTATTCCAAGGTTCTTATCAAAAACATAAGAACCAGAGGTAGTGTTAGCCATACTACGCTCCTGTAATAGTTAACGTAACGCTTCCGTCAGATCCACCTGTTTGTGTTAAGGTTGCACAAATTCCATCTTTACAAAGAATTCCAGAACCTGGAACATAAACTGCTAACCCTTCAGTATCGTATTTAAAAGTTGCTACTAAGTTACCTGCACCTGCACCACCTGTTGTAGCACTATCGTGTAAAAGTAAAACAGAACCTGCTTCTCCTCTACCTTGAATAGAAGTAATTCTAGCTCTACCTGCTCTTAACAGTGATATAGCACCAGTATCTTTTTGTAACGTTGTTTGATCACTTGAAAATGATCCACCGCCGCCTATTGACATAATTTTTCTCCTTATATTTTATGTGGGGCCGAAGCCCCACACTAAATTAATTATTATGAAAGGTTATTGTTCTGTAAGTAACTAATAGTTACTGTAGCAGCACCTGCTGAAGCGTCGTCGTTTGCACCGTTATAGATGAAACCGATTCTAACATCAGAAGTTCCAATATCTTTCCAGTTTGCACATAATGCAGCTGTTCCTAAAGCTATTTTACCAACTGCTGCAACATTTACGTCATTAACGTATAAGTCTGTATCTGCAGATGATCCAACTTCAAGTATGTCCGCTCCTGAATCGTTGAACGCAGTTTCTACGTTAACATCGATTCTTACGATTTGAGAGTTAGCTGGGATTATCACATTAGTGTCAGTTGCTGCACCTTCTTGTCCGAAAGCAACAGAAAATGATTGAGCCATTAAAACTTGACCCGTATTTTTAACATCAGTTCCAACAGTAGTACCTGTCGTATTTTTAATAGTACCAGCTAATATTGGTCCTGAAAATGTAGTTTGTGCCATAATTATATCCTCCTAGTTTACGAATACTGTCTCTAGGCCGTCGACTATACTCGTCAGTATTCTAATTAAATTGTATAGTGTAATTTTTATATACTAGTTTTTAGTAGAGTGCAAGAGAGCCTGTAATGTGAATGAGATTTATTCAACGATGTAGCTTTTTTATTAAGTAGCTACAGAAACTTGTGGAGCTGCACCTTCGACAGTATTCTGTCTGTGAGCAATAGCTGCTTCTTCCAGCTTGATCTCAGTGATGACTTGTCTAACTTTGTCATCAATTCTGACCATTTCAAGAGTATACCTACCATTAGATAGATGCTCCTGTTCCCACTTCAACTCCAAGGACCTTTTTTGTTTGTAAAGGTCTTGTATCATGGATAACCTCCTCATAGGTTATTCGGTTAGTCTTGTTATCATAACTGATTCCAAGATCTTCCCAGTTTATACTCTTTTCTCCAAGTTTGTCAAGGATGGCATTTTCAAGAGATTCTGGATTATCTTCAGATAATACCTCAAATCTTGCGTGATGGTCGTATGCCCAAATATTTACTAGGAATTTTTTCATGGTTTTATCTTTCTATTTATTAATTGTGGCGAGACTGTGTCCCGCCACAAAAAATTATTTATTATGCTCCTGGTGAAGCAAATACACCTCTAGGGTCTGATACGCCAAATACGTATCTTTCTCTAGCTTTGTATCTTACATTACCAGTATCGAAGTCACCTTCCATTTTAGTAGTCAATGGAGATCTTTCGAAATGTTTCATACCATTTGGCACGTCTGTGATAATGTAGAACGCATCTGTATCAGTTAAAAAGTTATTGATACTGTATCCTTGAGGAATCATCCCCATAGATCTTAGTGCGTTGATATCATTATCAGCAGTTCCAACTCTACCAGCAGAAGCCATAAGTCTTTCAGCTGTGAATTGTAGTGCAGATGGAACGATCATTTTAACAGCTTTAGCAGCAATCTTTAAACCTCTTTCATCAGTCATAGCAGCAATGTCAATCATTGATTGCTCTAATGAAGTTTCGTTTAAGTCCGCAGCTGTTGCCAATGTATTACTGAAAGTTCCAGCAATAGTTGGGTGAGCTGTATTAAACAAAGTAACACCATCACCAGAAGTGAATGATCCACCAGGTAAACCATTGTTAAATGGATTAACTGCTTTTACTTGTTTAGTTTGAGACATAGATCTTGCTAGTGCTTTTGTGTATCTAGAAGCAAGTCTGTCATACAGGTTGTCTTCAATAGCTTCCTCAGTGATAGCAAACGCTAACGCAATTGTTTCGTTAGTGTATCTAGCTGTGAAAGTTTCTTGAGCTTGATCGTATCTTACACCAGAACCTTCAGGTTTAACTGATGCTTGAGCGAATCCTGATAACATAACTTCTTCTTCAAAAGCTCTGTCAGATGACTCAGTAGTATAAATTTCAGCTGACTGATTTTCATACTGTTTATATTCCAGGCCGAATAAAGCATTCAAACCTGGCTCTAGTTCTTTAACTAGTTGATTTCGTGATATAGCCATAGTTATTCCTCCTTATATGCCTGCCACGTTATTTCCTAAGATATGTTCATTGATCATAACTCTAAGAGCAAAGCCCTCAGCGCTAGTATCAGAATGATCAGGATCTCTGGAAACTCCGATGATTTTTAATTGTGCCTTAGTAGCTGCCGTTGTAGCCGAAATTTTTGATTTCGAAATAAACAACGGTGTTGTTCCTACAGCTACCACTTGGTCAGCACATCCACCAACTTCATTTTGGTTGAATGCAGTGTCCGCAGACATAACTTCGTACATCTGTTGTGGATTGTCTGTAACGAAAGCAACGATATCAGTAGCAGTATTACTTGCCGGTGAAAAGTTGCTAAACGTAGGCTTGTTTGATGTTGCATCAGTATAAAATACTCCATTCAGTGTACCCAGATTATTTTCATCTGTGTTTCCTGAAGCAAGTACAACTCCGTCTGCAGTTAATTGCACTAAACATGCGTGCGAAATTAAAGCAGAAGAAGCAGCAACACTGTACTCTGACATAGCAGCGTTGTTATATGCCTGACC